CAAAGTACCAGCGTGCTTCTGTGTTTGCTTGTCGCATCCAAGCACAAATTAGATCAGAAGTTGGTTCGTCATAGATCCAAGAGATCTGCGAATCACGATGACCAACTTGATCTCCGAAATGGAAACCCTCGTCTTGTTGAGCCGAAGCCCCCAAGAGTTGTATACCATCGCACTGCTGTGGGGTTAAAGCCTCTGGGATATACCAGTAATGGTTGGTGAGCATGAGTTCAAGGTTAGTTGAATTAAAACAAGAAGCTGAATGGAGAAAATGTCAGCGAGATGAAAAATATTTTTTACAGAACTACTGGCACATTGCTCACCCTGCTCACGGTCGTATTCTTTTTACTTTACGTGAGGCTCAAGAAAAAGCTATCGAAAACTGGGCCGCAAATAGGTATTCGCTTACCCTAAAAGCCCGACAAATCGGGTGGAGCACCCTCGTAGCAGCCCACCAATTCTGGTTAGCGTTCTTCCATCCAGATCAAAACATTATTGATTTAAGCCGTACAGAACGTGAAGCCGTGTTGCTGTTGCGTAAAACAAAATACGGTTATCAGCATTTGCCGAAATGGATGGTGGAACGTGGACCTAAGTCTTTGGTTGAGCATCAGCAACGGATGGGATTCGACAACGGAAGCCAGGTTACGTCGATGCCTTCTGCTTCAGATCCTGCCCGTGGTGAATCAGCGACACTTATTGTGGTTGATGAGTGGGCATTCTTACCGAATGCAGAGGAAGCGTGGGCGAGTATAGAACCCGTGGCCGACGTGGGAGGCCGCATTATCGGCCTCTCCACTGCTAACGGTTCAGGAAACTTTTATCATCACCTATGGGTAGGAGCATCCACGGGAGCAAACAAGTTTGAACCCATGTTTTTTCCTTGGTCTGCTACCGAAGACAGAGGAGATTCCTGGTACCAAGAAAAGGTTGAGTCAATGCTGCCGTGGCAGCTTGCTCAGGAGTACCCGTCAACGCCCGAAGAGGCGTTCGTTAAGTCGGGTAATCCTGTTTTTGATCTCGATATTTTAGATGAGATGTCAAAACATACAACCTTTGGGGAAACGGGATACCTGAATAGGGTTGGGTCAGCTATAGAGTTCAGAACATGAGTTTTGAAGTCTGGGAAAACCCAGATTCCCGTAGTGCCTACGTGATGGGAGTGGATACAGCAGAAGGACTAGGCCACGGTGACTACAGCGTCATACAAGTCTTAAACGTAGGGACGGGAAACCAGTCAGCTATCTGGCATGGACACATAGCACCCGATCTTTTAGCTGAAGAAGTCATGGCAGTAGGAATGTGGTACAGAAATGCTCTGTGTTGTGTTGAGTCAAACAACCACGGCCTAACTACCATCACCGAACTGCGTCACTCGGGTTACCCCAACCTGTTTCGGAAACGTCAACTCAACAATGTAAACAACAGAATCAGCCAAGAATACGGTTGGAAGACAACAAGAACATCTAAACCTCTAATGATCGATGATCTAAGTTCTGCTCTACGAAACAGTGAACTAAAAATTAATGACCGCAACACTGTCGGGGAGTTACGCACTTATGTGCGTAACGAACGAGGTTCCATGTCGGGTTCCCCCTATGATGACCGAGTTATGGCATTAGCGTTAGCTAATCAGATGCGTAAATATGCTTACGAACCTGAATATGCTCCCGAGGTTAATGACTACTGGACTGTTGATTGGTTTGCTCGTTTAGCAGGAGCTTCAGAAGAATCCTCGCCAAACAACATCGGATCATATACAGTCCGTGGGACACGGTAATCTTCATATAGAGCATGTTCTACAAGGAAGGGCTGTAATGGCTAAATTTGTTTCGCACACAAGCGGGACCGAAACTGTAGATGGGGCAAAAGGCAAGAACGGTAAAATGGAACGTGGTTCCAGTGTTTCTGCTAACCCAATCTGGACCCCAGGTGGTCCTCAATCACCGAAACAACGTATGGATGCTGGCAAATACGCCAACCAAACAGGTGACTACGGCAACACAAGTGTTCGCGACACTCCCAAAAACCAACACGGGACCACTGGCAAGGTTGAACCCGCAGGCGTACAACCTAACTTCCGCGGTCACGACGCTGGTTGATTATGGCCGTCCTGCCAGACGGGGCGACATTTGAAGAGTTCACGGAATATGTGTTGGAACGGCGAGGTGCTGTTCCACTTCCAGAACTTCACGAACTTTATGAACGTCGTTTGCGCCTAAAGTCAATAGTTGTATCCACGGGACAAGGTTTTGAATCGACTCTCGCTCCTGACGAGCGAGGTCTTACGAAACGCCAAAGAGAAGCTAAAGTCTTCGCTGAAGCTAAAGCCCAAGGTCGCAGCATTGAGAAGCTGCCAGAGAAAGCACAATTTTAGATATGGCTCGGAAAACTCGGCAAGAACAACTCGAAGATTATTCCGAAAAGATCAACAAATGCCAGATGTGGCGAGATCAAGAGAACTTTGAACAAACTTGGCGTCGTCTTTCCGATCTATACCGAGGCAAACACTGGCCTGCGACTACTTCAACTAAACAGGATCTGATTGCAGTAAACCTGGCTTTCAGCACAATCAATGTGATCGCACCAAGCGTCGCAGTGAACTATCCCAAAATAGTTGTGCAAGCCAACAATCCAGAAAACAATGATCGTGCTGCGTTTGTCGAAGCAGTAGCTAACTATCTTTGGAAACATCACGATTTCCGTACCCCTTTCCGTACCGCTGTCAAAGATTTCTTAATCTTTGGACATGGATGGGTAAAGGTTGGTTGGAAATTTGTTGAGCAAGAACAATCAGTTACTGAAGCTGAACGTGATGACTTAATTTCGCAAGCGATAAATGAAGTAGATCAGTTTGCGATGGAATCACCTGATTTAGCAGGTGATCTACCAACCGATGAAGACCTCATGGCGAACGTTCCTTCAACCATTATGCGTGTCGTTGAAGACCAACCATTTGTGGAACGAATCTCGCCCTTTGATGTGTTTGTTGATCCTGCAGCTACTTGCATGGAAGATGCTAAATGGATCGCACAAAGAATTGTGCGACCAGTAGAAGAAGCACAAAACGATAAAAGATATAAACCTTCTGCCAGGAAACGTTTATCCGCTAACGGTGGATACAACCAAACAAGCGATTATGAAGATAACCGCAATGAATTCCTTGGTGACCAAGTAACTATCTGGGAATTCTATGATATAGCTGCCAATACTTTGGCTGTCTATGCAGATGGCTCAGATGAGTTTCTTATTGACCCGCTTGCCATGCCTTACCCGTATGGTCAGCCGTTCGTGATGCTACGCAACTACGACGTTCCTGATCGGTTCTACCCAATCGGAGATTTAGAATCGATTGAGTCGCTGCAACTTGAGTTAGATAAAACTCGTTCGCAGCTTATGAACGACAGAAAACGGTATGCGAGAAAATATCTCTACCACGAACGTTCTTTCGGTCCTGAAGGCAGAGAAGCTCTTGAATCAGATGAGGATGGCAGACTGGTTCCTGTTGTGGATGAGAACAAACCACTTCAGGACGTTGTTGTTCCAATGCCTCAAGTCCCTGTAAGTCCAGAGATTTACAACTATTCAAACATAATAGAAAACGATATTAATACCGTAAGCGGCATATCGGAATATGCTCGTGGCGCTATGCCAGAGATAAGGCGTACTGCTACAGAAGCAAGCATTGTTGCTGATGCTCAGAATGCTCGTTCAGCAGACAAACTTGCGATTGTGGAAATTGCTATTTCGGCAGTGGCTCGTCGTGTGATCCAACTCATGCAACAATTCATGACTGGCGAACACATGGCTCGGGTTTCTGGCAAAGGACAAGATCTTTTCATCGAATATAACCGTGAAGACATTGTGGGAGAATACGATTTCTCCGTCCAAGCAGGCTCTACACAGCCCATGAATGACACTATTCGGAAGCAGCAAGCAATCAGTTTGATGAATGCTGTAGGCCCGCTTGTGGGAACGGTTATCGACCCTCAAGCGCTCGCTGTTCATGTATTGGAATCTGGATTTGGTATTAAAGATCCTGAAAAGTTTTTGATCCAACAGCCAGATCCTCAAACTATGGCTGAAGAAGAGCAACTGCCACCAGAAGATCCTATGGCAGGTGGAATGCCCCCAGAAATGGGAGGAATGCCCCTGCCACCCGCACAAGATGGCGCTTTTGCGCCTACTGGCGGAGTCCCACCAGAGCTATTAGCTCAATTACAAGGACAAATGGGGATGGAACTCCCCGCATTGTGATGGGACAGAGCTATATTCTTATAGGAGCAACTCATTGAAGACTCCTAGGAGGGGCTAGTGCCCGAAGAAACAGAAGTTATGACGGAATCCACAGATAACGTGGACACTCTTGAAGCTTCAGAACATATTGAAGTTGATGAAGGACCTGCAGTAGACGAGCAAACGTACACCGTAAAGGTGGACGGCGAGGAAATGCAGATACCCGAAAGTGAACTTTTGAACGGATATCAGCGTCAAGCGGATTACACCCGCAAAACGCAGGAGATATCCGCAGAGCGTGAACGCTTGCAACAAGCTGAAGCGATTGTATCCGCCTTAGAATCAAACCCAGAAGAAACATTAAAGGTTTTAGCTAGATCTTTTGATTTGGACACTCCTACTGTTAGCGCAGTGGAACCCGATGAGTGGGAAGATGAAGACCCCACAGCAAAAAGATTGGCTCATCTAGAGCAGAAAATCGAAAAGCAAGAAGCAGCACAACGCCAACAAGTCATAGAGAACGAGGTCCTAAAGCTGCAAGAGAAGTACGGAGAATTTGATTCTCGCGAACTTCTCAATCATGCGTTGAAGAATCAAATACCTAATCTGGATGCGGCATATGCCCACTGGCAATTTAACGATGTTAAATCTACAGCGGACAAACTGCAAAAAGAGCAGGAGATTACGAATCAGAAACGTGAAGCGGCTGTGGTCACTGCAGGTGGGTCAACCCAATCGGGAACCCAACCAAAGTCTGAAGGTAAGGCTGGCAGTATCAGGGAAGCGTTTGAATTGGCAAAAAAACAATTAAGCACTTAACCTTTTAGGAGCAACCAATGGCTGGAAACGCCAACTTCGATGAGATTCTCTCAACGACGTTAAATAACTATATCCCTAAGTTGCAGGATAATATCTTTAGTGCTCGCCCACTTTTCTATGCTTTGACCAACGGTCAAACCATGAGAACAGTGACTGGCGGCGCAAAGATTGTTGTCCCAATAATTTATGGAACCAACTCAACCGCTGGCTCGTACAGCGGAACCGACACGATTGCAGTAACCGCTCAGACAGGCATTTCGGCTGCTGAGTACGACTGGAAACAGTATGCTGCGACCGTAACCATCAACGGCATGGAAGAAGCCAAAAACAACGGCGAAGCTCAAATCATTGACCTTCTCGAAGGCAAAATCTTCCAGACCCAAGAAACCATCATCGAAAACATGAACACCATGTTCTTCGCTGACGGTGCAGGCAATGGTGGCAAAGACTGGGAAGGCATTGACGCTCTAGTTGATAGCCTCGGAACTGTTGGCGGAATCAACTCCGCTGCAGGCCAAGGTAACGACTGGTGGCGTTCAACCGAGACTGCTTCTGGCGGTGTCGCTGCGCTTACCACAGCCAAAATGGCTACCTTGTACAATGATGTTTCAGTTGGAAATGACCAACCGACCATCATCATCACATCACAACAGGGCTATGAGAAATATGAAAGCCTTCTGACATCGAATATCCGTTACACGGATACTGACATGGCAGATGCTGGCTTCCAGAACCTCATGTTCAAGGGTGCGCCAATAACATTTGACGCAGCCATTTCAACGGGCAACGCTGCTGCAGGTGCCCAGCCCATGTACATGCTGAACACCAAATACCTTCAGCTTGTACGTCACTCGGATGTTTGGTTCAAGCCAACGCCATTCGTGCGACCAACAAACCAGGATGCTGTGTTCTCGCAGATCCTTTGCTACGGCAACTTGACCTGCTCTAACCGAGCACGACAAGGAAAGCTAACAGGGCTATAAATCAATAGCTCGACTGTTGGTGGGGTGAGGGTTCGTCCCTCGCCCCACCCAAGAGTTCTGAGGATTCATGGGTAGAGAACTAGCAATAGGGTACGGAACAAACCGAAGAGTCTACGGTGATCCAGGTGAAGGTTACGGACAACCAACACCCCGTGATGCGTATTTCGGTGGGAAAAACATCAGGCAAGTAAACCCTGATATCCCGTTTGAAGAGTCACAACCAATGGGTTGTCTCGCTACCACTAAAGCTGGTGATCCTTGCAAAGCTCGTCCCGCCGAGGGGCAGAGCTTTTGTTCTTTCCATAAGGAGTAGCGGTGGAAATACAAGACATGCGCTCTTACATTCGGAGCATTGTCGAAATTGACAGTAGCGACATCTCTGATGACATACTGAACCGCTTCCTTGGGGAAGGTTACGATCAGGTCGTATATAGCGAGAAACGGTGGCCTTGGTATGAGGCAAGCGGAACTTTCAACACTGTTGCTTCTACTTCCGATTACACACTGACAGCAGTTGGTGCTGGAATCACTAATGGTTTAAGAGAAGTTCAGTCTTTACGCACAGACGATCACGTACTGACCTTTCTCGGCAGAGATGATGGAGATATCGTTTACCCAATAAATTCTGCTGGTAGTGGAGATGTTTACTACTGGAGTTTTTGGGCAGACCAAATCCGTTTGTATCCAACTCCATCCTCTGCTCAAACGTTATATGTAAGAGGATACAAAAACCCTTCTGCGTTTGGGGCAGGGACTCTTGATGGGACATCGCCTAGCGATTTCCCAGAACCTTTTCATATTGTTATAGCTACTTACGGCATTAGCCGAGCTTACGAACAACAAGAAGATCTTGATATGGCTGCTTCTTATATGAACAGCTTTATGAGAGAGCTAGATAATTTACGGGCACGTCATTTGGATGTGCCTGCTCCTCAACCACTTATCTTGAATAACCGAAATGCGTCCCGCTGGCGTTCTCAGAGCATCATGCCCGACCGTTTGCGGTATAGCTGGGAGTAGTTGATGTCAAAGCGTGCTGGTTTCAAACTCGAAATGCTGGAAGATTTCAGCGGCGGGTTGAACCTGCGTTCAGACCAGTTCAATCTGGCTCCGAACGAAAGCCCAGATATGTTGAATGTTGATGTTGACCCTCGTGGTGGCATCAAAATGCGTCTTGGCGTGGTTAAAAGAAATCAGACTGCTTTAGCTTCATCTGTTACGGGTTTAGGGCAGTTCACTCCTGATGGGGGAACTGCCCGAGTTATTTGTTCTTACGGTACAGTTGTAGCTCAGTCTGCTTCTGGAGCTTCAGGCGATTTTGCGACAATGAATGGGGTTTCCGTCACGGATGGCAACCGCATGTACGGGCAAACTACGAACTCAAAGTTTTATGGAGTGTCAGGTGATGCAGCGTCATTTGTTTATGACGGAACTACGGCTTCTAACCTTGCATCAAATATTAACGGGTCTGCTGGTAATTACCCAATAGCGAAATACACCTGTCATTGGAACAATCATGCATGGGTTGCTCACACCAAAGAAGGTGGAACTGCTCACGCTAACCGTATTCGTTGGTCAAAGGTCGATGATCCAGAAACATGGCGAGAGTTCGACTATATCGATGTCAATGTAGGAGAACGAGGCGATGAAATGTCTGCTCTCGTTCCTTATGCTGACCGTTTACTAGTATTTAAAACAAATAGCGTGCATGCATTATTTGGCAACAGCACTGAGTCATTTCAAATGGTGCCGTTAAGCCAAGACGTTGGTTCTGTATCGATGTCGTCTCCTGTGTCTACCCCGTATGGAGTGTTCTTCTGGTATGACCGCCAAGGTGTTTGGGTATACAACGGCGAAAGATTTGTGTGGGTGTTTGAGAAATTACAGCCAGCCATTGATGATGGCAGGTTGCAATTTACTAATCCCCCACAGCTTGCTTGGTTCAAGAACCGTCTTTATGTCTCAGTGGATTGGTCTGAAACGTCTGAGCTTTTAACCACTCGTCGTGTGCTTGTTTATGACCCGACTCTTGGTTCTGGTGGAGCTTGGACGATGACCGATATTGACGCAAATGTTTTGTTGACGTTTGCTCCACCGAATGACCAACAAACTCTTCTTGGGGGTTGTTTAACAAATACTGGTCGAGTTGTAGAGATGGAACAAGAACGCCAAAGCGATTTTTATGGGACTTCGACTTCCCATATTGTGAGTTCGTACACGACTTCGTGGATGGTGGGGAAAAACCCTATCGTTCGTAAACGTTGGGGGAAGCCCCGTATTGTCACGTCGTCCGACTCGACTGTCGCTTTAACTGCGAAACTGTATACCGATTACGATACTGCGGATTTCAAGAAATCTATGCCGTTTGGTGTTCAAACAAGTGGTGCAGTTTCGTCAACTTGGGCTTCAGGACAAGGACCCACTGGTGGGACGGGTGTTTGGGATACAGGTGTGTGGGCTGGTGAACCGAATACGACGATCACCCAGATTGAACGTTTGCCTACACTTGGGACAGCGAAGGCTATACAAATGAAGGTTGAAGGTCCCGTTAATGATGAGGCTTGGGAAGTGAATGCTATGGCGTTTACTTATTTACATAGGAGATTGCGTTAATGGCAACTTTTACTGCGCCTAACACGGCTGTAGCGGGTAACGCCATCGTTGCCAGTGAACACAATACTAATTGGACTTATTTGAAGAACTGGTTAGAGGGTGTTCCTGGCCAGACTGCTACTTATCCTGGGGTTATACAGGGTAACGGTGGTTCTATCGATGGAACTTTAGGAGTCACTGGGATTTTAACTGCGGGGGGCTATTCCTCTGCTGGGACTTTGACTAACACAGGAACTGTTTCCCTTGGAGCCACAAACCACCTGTATCTGAACAGCACTCAACATAGCGTTATTGGTTTAAGTACTGGTACTGATATCAATGCTCAGACTGCTGGAAGTTTCTTAAAGGATCTGAACTATCGAGCGAACTTCACAAGTGCTGGTCCTGGTACTAACACGCATCAGCTTTCTATGGGGTCAGACGTAGCTTCTGGCGCAGATGCAGGAAACTATTTATCCGAGAGTCACCGTTATTCGGTGTACTCTCGTCGTGCTGGCGACGGATGGAGTCCTGGCGGCGGCGCTGCACATCCAGGCCGTCCTTCTTCCGAATATCGTTTAGTTATCAACGGTTCAATGGCGATCCGTGGAGACATTATTGGTTATTCAGCTTTCAACGAAAGCGTGCCTGGAACTTCAACTGATTATTTAGAAGGTGAAGGTACTCGTATTAATTGCCAGTGGTTGAACGTCGCAGCGAATGTTGACGTAAATGGCTACATCAGGGTGATGACCAAATACGATCATGCTCGTTTGTTTATGGGCAATGATTACGGCCAGCCTGGTGAGGATTGGTTGGAATGGAACGACAACATTCATTCAGGCGGCGGATCACCGCAACCTGGATTTGGGTTTCACGTAAATGGTTCTTCTTCTGTAAATGAAAGCGGTCGTATTCTTTCCATCTCGAAAGATTCGAGCAACTATGTAGATGTTCGTGCCCCTGTCCAAAACAGCATTGGTGGTTCGACTACTGCTGGTTGGCCGACGATCTCAGGAACCACAGCAAATATTGATACAAGCACTCAACGCCTTGGGGTTGCTTCTTCTTCTATCCGTTTCAAAGAAGATGTAGAAGATTTAGAAACAGAAGAGAACTGGGACAAATTGCGTTCGTTGAAGCCACGCACGTTCCGCTGGAACCGCGAAGTAGCTGACCGCTCTAGCTTGGATTATGAAACTCAGACTCCAGAGCTTGGGTTTATTGCTGAGGAAGTTCACGAAGTGGCACCTGATATGACGTTGTATGACGCTGAAGGTGACCCGATTGTGTATCGAGAGAAGTCGATGCTTGCGATGCTAGTTAAAGCAGTGCAAGATATTGACAACAGGTTAGGGGCGCTTGAGTAATGCCCACAGGTGCAACATACATTCAGGACGTAGGAGCAGGAACAAACCTTATTTCCTATGCTGACGGTTTCCGTTATCAAGGAACATGGTCATCTGGTACCTCCTACTCTGTTGGTGATGTTGTTGAATACAACAATGGTTCCTATGTTGCCCGTACAGCGCATTCTGGGCAAACCCCAGCTTCGGGTAGCAGCTATTGGCAAGTAGTTTCTAACGCTGGTACTGCTGGTGGGCCTGGTCCTGCAGGGGCTTCTGGACCGCAAGGCCCAACTGGGCCAACAGGTCCAGCAGGAGATACTGTTCTTAACGGTGTTGGTGACCCACAAGGTGTTACGGGTCAAGACGGCGACTTTTATTTGAATGTATCCAATAACTATTTCTTTGGACCGAAAGCCAACGGCGTGTGGCCTGTTGGCTTCAGCCTCATTGGGCCTCAGGGAAGTACTGGCCCAACGGGACCAACGGGACCTACTGGCCCGTTAGGTCCTCCTGGTGGGCCTCCTGGGCCTACAGGGCCGCAGGGGCCACAAGGAATTGTTGGTCCTGCGGGACAAGCTAGTGGTTTAGTTAATGGAGGTATTCCTGCCTCTAACGCTAATGGAGATTACGGAGGCGTCACACCTATTGACGCAGGAGGGCCAACCTAGTGCCTATTCAGATTCAATTCCGCCGAGGAACATATGCGGCTTGGGTGGCTGCTGACCCTGTTTTAGCTGATGGGGAAATGGCTATCCAAACTGATGCAGGTGGCGGAGAACAAGCTCAAGCTTTGAAGATAGGCGATGGGGCTACCGCTTGGAGTTCACTCGCTTATGGTGGACTTCGTGGACCTACTGGTCCAACGGGTCCACATGGAACTTCTGTCAATAACCTTGACGGGGGCGAAGCGGCAACTAACTATGGAGGCATCGGGGCTACGGCTACTGGTGGCAACGCACAAGGAATATAAATGGCTGTACAAATTCAACTCCGACGAGACTCCAGCAGCAACTGGACATCTGCTAACCCGACGCTCGCTCTTGGTGAGCTTGGGTTAGAAACTGATGGATACAAGTACAAGATTGGTGACGGCGCTACTGCGTGGACCTCTTTAGGTTACGCAGAGCTAGCTGGTACTGACGTATTCACCATTAATGAGCAGACAGGTACTGCTTATACGTTGCTTGCTGGGGACGCTGGCAAGCTTGTCAAGATGACGAACGCTGCGGCGAACACCGTGACGGTGCCGCCATCTTCGAGTGTCAACTATGCCATTGGAACAACGATCAACGTTGTTCAATATGGTGCAGGTCAAACAACATTTGCTCAGGGTTCTGGTGTAACGATTTATTCGTACAACAGTGCGTTGAGTATCACTGGTCAGTATGGTCAGGCTGTTTTGACGAAGTGTGCGGCTGATCTTTGGATTCTTGCAGGGCTTTTGAGCTAATGGCTGGTTCGACGACTGCGGCGAGAATGGCTTGGGGGGCTGTTGCTTCTTCGGAAGAAATGAACCCTAAGAAGGATTGGAGTCATTTTGTTTCTACTGAAGCAAGTGGCTACCAAATGGTCGGTAGCATTCCGCAGACTCACAAGCATTTGCGTATCTTTGCCCATAACTCCCAGCAATCAAACTGGTATGGGACGGGTTACTTTAACTTTAACTCGGGCAGTACCAGCGGCGCTACTCCTTCCAATACCTACGGTTCTCGTTCGTACTTCAATGATGGGTGGTCCCAAGGCGATGACTACGGTTACACCACCGCTACGAGCAACCCAATCAACGATGGCACTGGTTACTCGGATTATCCGCACCTCATAACGATAGATGTTTACAACTATTCGTCTTCGACAGTAATCAAGCCTTGGAGGAGTCATTCCACTGGAGCGAATGGTTCCTCGACTTCTTACGCCTATTCGGGTGCAGGTGCTGGGTTCTTTCAGGCAGGTCAACCGATTACGAATTTCAATATGTACACAAACTATGGGAACGGCAGCAGTAGCTATAACCGTATTTCGGTGTACGGATGGGGCGGATTGGTCTCGTGAGCGACAATAATTGTTACATCCTCGGTCAGTACACTGTTCCAGCAACGAACAGCGTAAACAGCTTTACTTTTGGATCTATTCCTACGGAGTATGACCTGATCGAAATTCACGTCGCAGGTAGCTTCACGAAAGATCAAGATTCAGGCGCAACTGGTCAAGTCCAGTATCTATCTTGTGAAATACAAGACACTTGGGATACGAGTTCTACTGGCTACACCGCTGATGTGTCTCGAATGTATATGAGTGCCTATGGTTCTTGGTATGGCCAAAGCAAATACGGTTATGCGTGGCGAGGAAGCGATTCTAACCCTATTTACTCTGGGTATGTTCCGATAAGCCCTGACAACAACATCGCTGACACTTATAACAAAGCCTTTGGGGTCAGAATGCAGTTAATGGGGCCAAATAGCCAATGCCCAAAACAGGTGTATTTCGCAGGAACAATGGGTGACAACCACATAAGCAGCAACGCTCGCTTCTTTAACGGAGCGTTCGGGTTGGATATTCAAAGAAATTCGACTGTCCGTGACTGGGGTAAAGGTCCTTGGCGAAGCATGAAAATGCGTTTAACCAATTACGGGACTTATAGCGCTTCTACTTCTCCGACTTTCGTGGAAGGAACCGAGTTCACGATGCTCGGATACAAAGGGTTAGGACTTGGTTGGTAATGGCTAAAACTCCTCTTAGGCATATTGGGACCATAAGAGTTACAGGCGCAACCTCGTCTGTAACCTTCACTAATGTCACCTCTGCTCAATCGCCTTATTACATCAGTAACGGTGTCAGTTCGGGTAATGCCACGAACCTTGCTGTGAACGATACTTGGCGTCTGAATTTTCGCATCTATTTCAGGGCGGTATCTAACGGCAATTCAGACGTTAATAACTACGGTAGCTACCCTTACGTCTATTCGGATAACGCTAACTCTTGGGATCGCAGTGGCTTTTACTACCAAACTACTGGGACTAGCTCAAACACCACGGTTAATAGTTGGAGCTCCAGTCCTAGTTACACCTATTCAGGGGCCAATTTCGGTTCACCGTATCAGGGAGGTAGTTGGCAGTACAGCTATAACACGAACACCGCTGATAACTCATTAGCAAATTGTGATGCTCAGTTTGACCACGGTTTCATCGACTACAACTTTGGGGCCAACCATAAGCCTTGCGCCAACATAAATAGTTTCTCTATACGGCCAAACGGGAGCGACACTTCATCTACCGCCTCGATCGCTATCAATGACAACACTTCTATGGGTGGCGGACCTAGCGGTGGTAATGGTGGGCCGTACAACATCAACATCTATAACGGACAGAATTGGGCTGAAGGATCAACATTTGTTTGTTATGCGTGGGATTCCAAAGATATTAATGAGTAAAGGAAATAGGTATGTCTGAAGAAGAAAGACCTTTGATAACGGAATACGACTGTGCGACGCATATTCAAACTGAGCGTCTGATGACTGACGAAGAGTTTGAAGAACACAAAGTTCGTGTAGCCAGAGACCAAGAACTTGCTGATGCTGAGTTCGCTAGTCGAACTGCGGAGCGAGAGAAAGCACTTTCTGGTCGCCAGAAGCTAGCTGATCTTGGATTAGACGAAGCAGAGATTGACGTTTTGGTTGGTGCGGCACCTGAAGAGCCGCAGCCAGTTCCAGAGCCAGCCGTATGAGCGCTGACGTAGGTATCGAAGAAGTTATTGCTTCTTTGAGTGAGCGTGGACAGTTGGAATGGGAAATCGCTTTGATGCGAGTTCACATTAAGCAGCTTGAGGACGCTACTTGTACTTGTGATTGTTGTTGTGGGACGACTGAAGGTTAATTGTAGGAGTAGTTGTGGCTTTTAGGTTGCTTGACCATATGCCAGTTCCTGGCAAAACTAAAAAGGTTAGAGGCGTTTCTCTTAATCCTGAAGTTTTGCATGCCCGTAAAGAGTATGGGGTTGGTGGCCCTAGTCGTTTAGAGAGAAACAACGCTGGGTCTTACGCTGCGGAAAGCATGAATGATGCTATTGGGACATGGGGGCGTCCTAACGCTACTGCTGATTGGGCGACTATCGACGCTGCTTCTCTAGACCCATTTCCTCGGGGTGGAACAGTAACTCCTGAGTCGTCGGCTTTATCTGAAGCTGCTTCGACGTTCGCTCCTAACTCGAATGTATCCTCTGATCCGAGTGGGTATTACGCACAGCCTTCTGTGGGTAATACGAATATTGGTACGTTTGGTACCTCTGCTCAAGATGAGTATTACTTTAATTTGATTGACGCTTTGAGCGGCAATCAATACAACCGTGAGCTTTTGGGTCAACAGTTGGCTTATGGTTTGGATACAGCCGAGAGGAATCGTATTCGTGGGGAGCGTCCTATTTGGGACAGGTTGAATCAGCGTGGCATTGTTAATAGTGGGATTAAGGATCGTACGGTGGGGGAGTATGAGTCTGACCAGTTGAGGGCGATTGGGGACATGCTTCGTCAGCATGATTTGTCTTCTCAGCGTCTTGATATTGGCGGTGATTTGGCTCAGGAGCAGCAGTATTATCGTGGTGTTGATGCTGATTCGCTTGCTGATGCTTTGAATGTGGCTGCTACTACGGCAAATATTTCTGATCCGAATGAGTTGAGGGCGAGTATTGCCCAGCAGATTCGGGCTATGGGCTAGGAGTTATTGTGAATCAACCATTGCAACGTAAGAATAGATTAACTGGGCAGAGTTTTGGACCTGCGAGTAGTGAAGCACAGTGGTTAGCGGATGCTGATAGGGTTTTGAAGAGTGGTTTAAGCGGTGTTGCTAATGCTGTTGGCAGTATCCCAGAAGGTTATGACCGTCTTATGGATGCTGCTCCTGGTAATCGTTGGGACCCTACTTTGGGTGGCGCTCAAGCACTTGGTGATTTGGTACCTGTTCAAGAGGGCATTAACACGCTTGGGAGAGGTGTAAATGCTGGGCTTGATGGTGTCCAGCAAGCGCTTTTAACTGGTTTGGATACTGCTGGGAGTGGGTTGGAAACCGCTGATGCGGCTTTGATGGACGCTTTGCGGAAGGCGCAGAGTGGGTATGGAACTGCTCGGAGAGAAGTCGGAGGTTTCTTAGGTGACGCTGCAAATACCCCGATCCGTAATCTTCGCGGAATCCAAGATGCGGTAGGTACTATTCAAGGCGGTTCTGAACCTCCTTTGGAAAATCCTGGTTTAAGTAATTTGAATCTTTCAGATAATGATTACATCCAAATGTTGATGAAAAAGAAAGATCGAACTCCAGCGGAGAATGAAGCTCTTACTGATTATTTGACGAATGGTCAGATTAATCGTTTGAATGAAATGATGCTTCCTCCTGAGGTTTCGTCTGGGGCTTATAACCCGTATGGCGTTGGGGATGCTGAACAAGATTTGAAAGATGCTATTGCCCGAAAAGAAGCAGGCACTTTAGTTCCCGAAAGAGGAGGGAGCAGCAAAAGTTCTTCTCCTGACGCTGACGGTGAAATGTATGGGCCAGGAAGACCAGAGTACGAGAAAGCTATAAGAAATCTTGAAGAACAAGAAGCTGCTCGAATGCAAGCTTTGTTTGACCAAATGTTTCCTGCAGGTGCACAAGCCGAAGGCGGCATGGGATTAGCAGAACAGTTAGCAGACACTAATCGTGGTTACGCTCAAGGACGTTACAACGATCTAACAGGTTTCTTGGACGCTGAACGCACTAGGGCTGGTGCCCAGTTCGACAGCGACGAAGAAGCGATTGTTAAACAGCTTTTGGGTTCTGACGCTAAACGTCGTAACGCAGAAGATATGTATACAGCCCGTAGAGGCCAATCGTTTAACGAACTGGAAAGAAAACTTGGTGCTCGTACAGGTGCTGCAAGTGCAAGATTAAAGAATCTTGGCATTGATCCTGCTGGTTACACGGATGTAGTTGGTCAGGAGATGGGTGCTTTGCTTGGTGCTCAGATGCAGTCTGGTGCTGATTTGGCTGAGCGTATGGCGATGCTTGGTGCTGAACGTGCTCAGTTGGGTATTGGTCGTGCTAAGGCTGGGATGGCTAAGGAACGTCGGGCGTTTGATCGGAATGCCTCTGACATGCTGTTCCAGGGTTCTCAGCGGTTGTCGTATGAGCTTCAAGATATTAATGAGGCTTTGATGAATCGTCGTATTAGCGCAGCGGATGCTGCTGCTGCTTCTGCTGCAGCGGCTAATGAGGCTCGGGCGCAGGCTTCTCGGGCAATGGTTATTGGGCAGTCTTTTGGTATGCCTGGTGATGTGGCTGCGGCTTCGTCTACGTTCCCTGGGTTGTTGAAAGAGTTTGCTGGGATGGCGGCAGACAACGATCAGGGAATGGCTATGACGTTGACTCCAGAGATGCTTCCTGATGGGTTTAAGCATTTAGCTGACGGGCAAAGAACTGCTTCTCTCGATCAAATAATTCAGTTTGGGAAAATTGCTGAACAAGCTGCTCTATACGGCTAGGAGTTAAAGTGGCAATTCCTCCTCCTCCACGGCCTCAAAACCGTGGGAATATGATTAAAAATCTAAATATAGATTGGGGGAATAAGTCTTCTTCTGCTCCTTTAGCTGGGTATGTTGCTCCTGCAAAAAAGGGTGGAGGGATATTTGATATTCCTGTCCTTGGACAAATTATTGACGCTATTGATACGCCTCGTGCTGCCATTGTTTCGGGTATCAAAGAGATAGGTGACATCTTTGATGCTGATAATGATTTCTCGATTGGAGAATTTGTTCAGCAAACCCGTGACAACATCATGATGGGTGAGGTGTTGCGGGATTGGGACGTTGATCTTCCTGGGCCTTTAGATTTTGCTGTGGGTCTTGGGTTGGATATTGCTTTAGATCCTTTGACTTATATGGCTGGTGCTGGGCTGTTGGCTCGTGGCGCTAAGGCTGCTGATGTGGCGAATGGTTTACGAAAGGCTGCAAAGCTGCCACAAAATGCTAATAGAGCAGCAGATATGTTGAAGGCTGCACAAAAAGTTGACCGTACTGGGTCTGTGTTGTCTGCAAGTAAATACTTGGACGACATAGGTATTTCGTCTGGTGCTCGTTTTACAATTCCTGGGACTGGCAAGATTGGTCGCACGATTATTGAGAAGCCGTTACGAAGAATATTTCCTGTTGTTGGCAGGAAGTTAGATGACATGCGTGTCAGGCAGTTGTATACCGATACTGCTGCTGGTCCTGGGGGCATGTTTCGGTGGGGTGATGAAGCGGATCGTGCTCTTGATTTAACTAATCCTAATAATCAGAAGCTTGTTAGGAATAGGGTTCGGCAGTTGCGAGGTGAGGGACCTGCTGTTGCTGTGAAGCAAGGTTCTGAGGCTGATAAAGCAGCGAGACTGGCTATGAAGATGGCAGTCGAGATGCCTGGAAGTGCTCAGATGTTAGCGAAGATTCCAGGGAGTACTGCTTTTGTTGCTTGGGCTGCTTCTGGTCCTGGCAAAGCATTTGCATCGGTTGCGGATACAAAGATGGGTCAGGCGTTTGGTAAAGCGTTTTCAACGAACGTTGATATCAACCAAATGATTCGTTCTAGCAATATAGAGGAACAGGTTACTGGTCGTTGGGTTCAGCGTATTGGTTCGCAAGCTAATACGAGGTCGTCAAGGTTTGCTTCGGTAGCAAAGAATGGGGCAGAGAATCTTAAACGTGCCGCTGATGATGCTGGTGTTGATTTTGACGAGTTAATGTTGTCTGCTGAAAACGATCTTCCTTATTTGTTTTCGCAGGGTAGTGACTTTGGTATTAACCCTAAGCATATGGCTTTAAGGGAACAAGCTCGGGAGTATTTGGACAGTTTGCGGACGATGGTTAATGAGGCTTTGCCGTACAGCGACGATTTAGATGGCGTTGTTGGTGAGCTTTATTTGATGCGTTATATCGGTAAGGAAGGCGCAGAGAAGCTTGATGAGCTTGGCCGTTTAAGTGGCAAGCCGTTGCCAAAGGGTGTTGCTGCTGATGACCTGATTCAGGGTAATTCTTTTCATAAGCGTAATTGGATTACGCCTAAAGGAATGAAAGATCTTATTAGGGAGAACTTAAAACCAGGTGTAAAGCCTGATATTAGTATCGAGAAGCTGATTGATGACCTAGGTGTTGATCCTTCTAAGACTGGTGATGCTTTAGAAGATGCTTTGTTGAAAGCTATTGACGATGCGGCTGACGATGGTTTCAGAGTTACTGGTACAGATGGGCATGTATACACCAACAAAACGCATGTTGGAACGTTAAAAGATATTGAAGCTGGCTCTATTAGAGATCAGCTTTCAAGAATGGGTAAAGAAGCTCACGGTAGCGAGTGGGTTGACATATTCGATACGGATATGACTAAAGCTTTGACGAGCTACATAGATTCTCATTCTCGTTTTATTCGTTCTCAGTATGTTGTTGATGGTTTAGCGCAACGTGGAATTATTGTTCGTGGCGCTAATGGTCAGTTGAGTCGTGCGGCTGCTAATCGTTTGACATCTTCGATGAATAGAGCAGGTAAGAAACTTAGTAATGCCCAAATACTTAAAGATAGGTTAGAAGCTACTAAGACTGCTCGTGATGAGAAGATTGCTTTTTACACAGGTGAGGCTGGTAAGGCTGGAAGTAAGACAAGTCAACGAGCAGCTACTAAAGCTGCTCTTGAAGTAGCCAGACTTGAAGGAGAGCTAAGAGCTATTTCTTCTGTTATGGACGCTATAGCTAATGGTTCAGGGATCGAGGGTTTGACTAACGATGCTTTGGCTCTTATCCAACCTGGCGCTCAGTTCGATCTTCGTAGAGGTGTTGGATACATAAGTCAGAAAGTGAAGCAAACTTCTGAGGAAGTTGCTCGTTTACATAATGCTCGTAATGATGCTGTTGAGTTGATTCATTCTTTAGATGAGCAGATTGCTCAGGTTGAAGAGATGCTTAAACGCATTGAAGCTGTCAACAATATTGATCCTGAGCTTCAAGGGTTCTTGCCTTTGTTTGATGGTTATAAAGAGATCCAAGATTCAGTGAATATTATGCGCGAGGGTTTGCGTGCATATAAGTCCACGTTTATTAACCGCATGTTGGATGACGTTACGGTTCGTGCTGCTGACGATTTAGAAGATTTCTTAAATGGGATGACAGGCGATGGCTTGTTTGATTTCGCTAAGAACGGTAAGCGGCTTATAAGTGCTGCTCGTAAAGATGAGCTTGGTCGGATTTCTAGACGGTTGGGTCAGATCTTTAAGGGTAATCCTAAGTGGGAGAAGTGGCTGGAAGAGATGCCTGAATTGGCGGATCTTAAGCACGCTATTGAGAATCTTGATGAAGGAGACATGGGGATTCTTGCTCGTCTTGAGCGTTACAGACAGATCAAGGGCGCTGATGCTTTGATCGATGGGAAGTCTCCTATAGGTAACAATATTGCTGAACTTTTGTCTGATATAGGTGGGGCGGAACGCAGGTTGTTGAATGCGAAGTTGCGTGAGATAGAAGAAATTTTAAGACTTGGCTTAAAAGCTGATAGAGGTGTTCCTTATAAACCATTAGCAGGTCAGGTTTCTGATGAAGCAACTGAAGCTTTGCAAGAAACGTTTGATCTTCTTGGCGTAAAGTTTGAAGAGCTTGAAGTAGCTATGAGCAGTGCTCAGAAGAAGCTTTTGGAAACAGAAGCTTATTTAGCGGAGCGACGTACTTACTGGCGAGGAAAGAAACAACTCACTGAAAGCGAGTTGTCTGAAGTCAGCGCAACAATGGTTCAGCAACAAAGAATCATTGACGAATTGAAATTAGAAAAGATGCGGTTAATGGATTCAGATAGGACAACTATCCGAATGAGTGCTGCTGATTCGCAGCAAGCTGCTGCTAATGAGCTTCGCAAAGTACGCAACCTTCACAATTTGTCAGATGTTTATGGTGGTCGGTTAAACGATTACATGGTTAATATGTCTGGGCTTGGCAACGCCCAAGATGTATCCAATAGAACAAACAATTTGTTGCGTGGATACAGTCTTGTAGACGGGGCAGGAGAAGGTTCGGTTGAACTGTTTTCTGCTGCGGTTCAGGCTGCTGCTAGAACTGCTGATGTCAAAGCGATGAGTGACTTTATGAAGAAGTACTCAACGTTTGTGAACTGGTGGAAAGCTCAAGCTGTTGCTACTCCTGGGTTCATTATGAGAAACATGATGGGTGGCATGTGGATTAACAACCAGATTGCTGATGTGCCTATGAGTATGCACACAAGAGTTTTGGGTATCCGTCGTGCTGCTGCTAAGGCTGCTCAGGAGGGTGGCCGTAAAGGCGACATTGCTTACGGTTTGGAACAGCTTATTGCTAACGGGAAACCTGTTGGTTTGAAGAAGTTGGGTATTCCACAGCTTCAGTCTGCAGTTGATGTGGGTGAGCTTGAAACGTTCTTGACGTGGTATCGGACAGGGATGGCTAGCAGTGGTCAGGTATCTCAGGAAGTTAGATCTTCGTTGGATGCTATTGGCGGTGGAAAAGGTTCGTGGAAACCGTGGCAAGCAGAGTTTGCTCCGTTTGCTAAAGTTCGTGAGTTAAACCAAGAAGCTGAGTTTATGTTGCGTGGTTCAGTAGCGCATCACACTGCTATGACTGGTGGAAGCATCGATGATGCTTTCGAGCTTGTAAATAAGTATCACTTTGATTATGCGAATCTGACTCAAACTGAACGCAAGATGAAGCAGGTTATTCCGTTCTGGACTTGGCAGAAAAACATTTTGCCTGTGCTTGTTGAGTCGATTGGTAAGAAACCTACTGCTTGGGGTCGGTTGCAGCAGGTGAAAGGCGAGTTGGAGTTGCATTCTCCTGAAGAAGGGCTAGTGCCTAGCTGGTTCGGAGAGAATATGGGTATACGTTTGCCATTCAATATTGGTGGGAACAGAGCGTATGCTATTCCTGATTTGCCGTTCCGTGATCTTGCTAAATGGTCTAAAGCTATTGAAGGTAAAGAACCGTGGCGACCTTTAGCGGAAAGCGTTTTTCCGATGTACAAGCTCCCGATAGAGCTTGCGTTTGGCAAAAAATATTTTGGCAATATCCCGTTCACTGGTCGATATCAACAAGCCCCTAACTCTTATGGAAAGATTCCTGGGCTTATGCCAGCCCTTGGTGCGCTTGGTTTTGCGAAGAAGAATCGTAAAGGGGAATGGAAAACAACTGACCAAACTCTTTATGTGTTAGATCAGTTCATGCCGTTGTTGGGTAGGGTGCGAAGGGTTCTTCCTAATGAAGCTCCTAAACAAGAACGAATGCTAACTACTTGGCTTTCAGTGTTTCTAGGTACGAACATCCGTCCTAACACTCCTTCAACTAAACGTAGTGAGCTAATTCGTATGCAGAAAGAACTCGCTGAAGAGCTTCGCGATAAGAAAGATATAGAATTCCGCAAGGTCTAGGATTTAGATATGTCTGAAAGAACAATTATTTCTCGGGACGGGTGGGAAGCCCGTCCCCCTAAACGGCCTTTCACTAAGTTGAAGCCGTCAAGAGTGCAGGGTGTTGTTCTTCATCACAGTGGTGTGAAGAACGGACCAAAGGGTTTAGCTGCTTTGAAAGCTTATGAGCGTTTCCATATGGATTCTCGTGGGTGGAACGCTATTGCTTACAACTGGTTGGTAGACGAAGACGGAGTTATTTATGCAGGGCGTGGGGCTGGTGTCGTTTCTGGTGCTACTAAGGGTTGGAATTCTCGTACTGAGTCGATTTGTTTTACGGGTTGGGGAGAGGTAGAAGCTCCTCAGGCTGCTTTGGATTCTATTAAGTGGCTGGTTAGCGACATCAATAACCGTTACGGAGGGAAACTGTGGGTCAAAGGACACAGAGATCTAGGAAATTCCACTTGCCCTGGGAATTGGTTGTACAACTGGCTGAAGTCAGGGATGCCGTCACAAGTTGGCGATCCGAACAGCGTAGATTGGGACGGAATCAAAGCCCATCTGGAGACTCTTAAAGCGGTTGTATCCCATAGTCCTCTATCTAGGAGGCGGAAGAGCCGTGGAGAGGCTGTGAGAGCCGTTCAGGAGCGTCTGAAGGACCTTGGGTATGAGCCTGGGGGTATAGATGGCATCTATGGATACAACACGAAGCGTGCTGTGAAGATGTTCCAGGTTAAATACTGTTCATTCCTTAAGGTTGATGGCATAGTGGGTGCCAGAACTTGGGATGTGTTATTCGCTTAATGGGCCAGTCCCAACACTCTATAGGAGGTCTTATAGATGTCTAAAGAAAGTAAACAGTGGAAAGATTCTTCCTCTGTAGATAATGCTGAAGCAATGGGTAAGTCTGCTAAGAAAGCGGCAGCATTTTTGCGTTCCTCATCTCTGGGTAACCAGAACCATGGCGGTCGGCCTTTCGGGAAGTAACCCGATAATGCCACTTAAGTCTGGTAGTTCTAATGAAGTTGTTTCCCACAACATAGGGAAACTTATTGCTGAGGGATACAAGAAAGAACAAGCTGCAGCTATAGCTTTCGATAAAGCTAAACGCAGCAGGAAAGGTAAGAAGTGACCGAAGAAACTGCTAAAACAAAGTTCTCATGGGCTGACTGGATTGAGCGATCTGTCTGGACGGGTGTGGAAGCAGCGTTAGCTGTTGTTGTCGTTACGGATGTGTCTAGTCTTAAGGCTGCAGCTACTGCGTTCGCTGCCGCTGCAATCGCAGCATTGAAGACGCTTGCGAAGGCTCGCCTCGGGAGGTAGCTCCTGTGGATGAAGAAGAACAGTTCGATGACATTTGGGCAGACTGGATGGCCGAAGAGGGCCTAGCCATTGAAGATGAGATCCAAGAAACTTTGGTTTCTAGCCGTGGTTTGTTGGATATTGACGATGGAACACATGCTCAATGGATAGATGGAACTCTTGGTGTTCTTCTTACATTCGATTTATCTGAGGTTCATTCCATTCTTAATGCGTGGGATGAAGCTGAGGATGGGAACATGATGGCCCTTGCAACCTTGATGCATTGGTTGCAGGGCTTCAGTTGTTTCCTTGAAGCATGCATGTCGAATATTGAAGAAGAGAACTAGGTCTTTCGATTCAAGTACTGTTGTACTGCTGGTTCTCTCAGCAAACTAGTTCGCAGTTTTTCTGCTAGTTCATCTCTGCGTCTGGCCATAGTTGTTTTGGGGATGTCTAATATTATGGCCACAAAACGCAAAGAAAGACCCACGTCAACGAGCATGTGGTAAAGCCACTGCTCGTCTTCTGTGAGTCCTATGAATGTTTCATGTACTGCGAGAATAAGATCTTCTCGGTTTTCTTCTCGTTCTTCTATAGACCGAAGCGGGTCCTCGAAAGGACCCGCCTCCATAATGCTTTGCATTTCTGTTTCAGGCGTTGGCCTGTAAAGAACTTCTTTCCTAGCTGATCTGTTTGTTTCTCCCCAGTGACCACTTTTAGGTTTGCTGGTTACGTTTGTCCAAGGTCGTTGTGGTTGCAGTGAAGGAAAGTTTGCTTTCCTAAGAGCGTTAAAGAGTTTTGCTCCCTCGCTCTCCTCATCCACCGTTCCAATGCAGGTATTCTGAGTGTATTGAGAAGAACAATTTGTTGTTATCGAAGTTTCCTACAGGAATGTCTTCGGTGTTAATGATTGTCATAAGTTCTCTGTAACTCAAATCTGCATAGTTTTGGCGTGACCGTGACCAAATCCAAAACCACACATCCAGTTCGGACGTGTCCCACCACTGTAGCGCACGAATTTTATTAAACTTTACTTTAAGCATTTCGTCGCCACCCATACCCATTACTTCTACTAGGCGAGGGAACCCGCCGTTAGATAACTGTATGTAGTCGGGAGTAGCTGCAAACGTTTGAGGTATTTGATGTAACTCGAAACCGTCAGGTCGATTAAAGCCGAACCGTTCCCAGTTTCGTTCTCGTTTCTCGAACTCGCCTTCAGCTTCGTCACCCATAGACTTATATCGTTCTGCATATGGACGTTTGTGGAACTCGGGAGCTTTCATTTTTTTCTCCCTACTATTCGGTAAACCATGATGTCGTCGTCATAGGCGACGCCATTCAATGCGTCCTCAACTGCTTTCAAATAGTTAGTTGTATCGCCACGAAGTTTCGTGTCGCTCTCATCTAGTTCAGAGATAGTTACCTGTGTCCGTTTCGATGTGAACACACAGCTAATAGATATAGGTCCCTCAAATTTGGGGCCATCATAATGATTGCGAATGTGTTCTTCGTGTTCCAGTGTGGACTTAGGAGTATACGTTCTGCCTCGTGCGAATCGAGGGCGACCTTTAACCTTTGGTTTCCCAGGAACAGTGAACTTATATGAGCGTTTAGTCATGGTACCTCGTTGTTTGGGCAGCCTTAGAAACAATATTTTGTAACTGTTTCTCTCTATCTGCTCTATCTGTGAACTTTCCAACCCTCTCGTCTAGCCGTCGCAGCCAGTCGATAGCTGCATCTTCTGAATAGTCTTGCCAAAGAAGACTGCTAGCAAAAGCGTACATCGCTTCTGATCGATCCGAGAACTCTGTTTGTTCCCAGATCGATCTTGCATTCCCCTTAAAGTTGGCATCTTCTCTGTTGCCTGGTTTGTATTGAGGGGCTTTAGGTTCCGTTGCCTCGAAGAATCGAAGCAACGAGCGAAGCAACCCTGGCGAAGTTCGTGATGCCCATGCAGCGTCAACAAATTCTTCAAGGGAGAAGAAAGAATCTGTTTTCGATGGATCATAAACTTCATGGCGGCCAGGGTTACGGTGCTCAGGGTAAGGCAAACGCAAACAGTTGCCTAGAGCACCTTCGTTCAATGATGTTTGTTTCGGATACACCTCTTTGGTGGGGACATCCACGACACGACATGCACCTGTCAGAGCTTTACGTGCCACGTTCGCTGCTACTGGTTCAGTTAAATAAACCCAAACGTGGTAGCCCTTACTCTTAGAAGTTTCCTTCCAGCTTTGTATCCCTGTCTTCTCCAGAAGAGCGATCAGGTTATCTGCATGGACGCTGGAGTTTTCTCCATCGTCAAGGTCCACTGCACACCAGTTGACCATCCATACACCATTACGTTTCCATAACGGATATACCCCAAGTGCAAGTTTGCTATTGAGATGTTCGTCTATGTACTGAAGGTATTCTTCTCCGTAGCCAAGAGCTACGTTTCCGTCTTCTTCTAACGGATGCACCCATTCTGTTACGTCGGCTAACGCTCCTCCTTCGTGAAGAGAAGCGAACCTTTCAAGAGTTACTCCACCCATCTGTCATCCCCAGGAATATCGTTCTCATAATATTCTCGCACAAGACCACAGTTCGGGTCCATGTAATAGTCAATGGGTGGATCTGTGACCTGACAAGGTGGCCTCTTGTTTTTGCAGAGGTCAAGTGAGACAGAGACTGAATGTATTCTTCTTTCTGCGTCAGAAAGCTTTGGGTCATCTCTCCGTCGGAAAACATTGAGTTGCAGGATTGCGTATTCATCAGCATTGAATTTGCCGTCGTCCATTCCTCTTGATGTGCCCCGAGTTGAGCCTTTGCCTGACTGGTGGATTAACCCAACGGGCAGGTTCTCTGTCTCTGCCCATTCCTTTAATCCTTTTAACACTGTTGATACCCCCTCGTATCCCGATGCTCCTGGGAGTTGTTCGAGGAAGTCAACCATTACGAACCGTGGCTTATGTTGCCAGTAATCTTCGCATTCTCTCATTGCGTTGCTCATGTCGTTAAACGACAGAGCATTAGGGAAGATTTTGATTCGATCAAGGAAGCCGTACTTGGCTTCTTGGATTTCGTTTATGACTGTTTGGTCTTGCGTCCGAAGAGCTTCTTCCACTTCAGCAAGATTTCGTTGATATAAGAGTGCATATAGTTTGGATACAACCAGGATCTCGGGTTCATCAGGAGTATAGATCACTCCGTAAAAGTCTGGATCTTCTAATAGGTTGCGTGCCATTGAGGAAAGCAGCACCGCAGATTTACCGCTGTGTGCTCTGCCTGTTACGACGAGTACGTCGCTAGGCCAGACTCCTCTCATGCGACTATCGATGTCTTGTAGTCCTAGATGGAAGCAGTCGTGGCTGCCTTTGGCGTATTCAACCCATCGGTCTACTGCCTCGGATGTTGGCTTAAAGAATTTGTACTGTGGCTCTCCCTCGGGGAGATCGATACCCGCAAGTCGGGCATCGATCTCCTC